TGCCGCAAGGACCGACCGAACAGGACGACGAATATGACGCACGCCTGAACCGCGCGACGCTGTTTCCCGCAATGCAGAGGACGGTGCATGGCCTCGCGGGAATGATCTTCCGCAAGGACCCGGTCTTCGAGGACGGCGTATCGGAGGCGTTGTGGGATCACGCGCAGAATATTGACCTAGCCGGGCGATCTCTGGCCAGCTTTGCACGGGACAGCGCGCTCGACGCCCTCGTGGATGGGCATTCGTGGATTCTCGTCGAGTACCCTCGCGTCAGCGGCGAGAACGCTCCGGCGTCGCGGGCCGAGGAGCGCATCCGAGGGCTTCGGCCATATTGGGTGAGTATACCAAAGTCGGACGCGATCAATTGGCGTTATGAGATCATGGACGGACGGCCCGTGCTAACGATGTTCGTGTATCGCGCGGCGCGAGCCGTGGCCGATGGCGCGTTCGGGACCTCGTACATCGACACGATTCGCGTGCTAACTCCCGGCGCTTTCGCTGAGTACGAGTTCGTTAGCGACAAGAACAAAGGCCAGTGGATGCTGGTCGACGAGGGCCAGACGTCGCTTGGGTATATCCCGGTCGTGCCGGTCTATGCAAACCGCACGGGCGCTTTCGAGTCCGTGCCGCCGTTGATGGACTTGGCTTATGAGAACGTCGACCACTACCAAGTCCGTTCCGATCACCGCTTCGCGTTGAAGTTTGCAGGATCGCCGATGCCCGTTATTTCCGGCGCAAGCCTGAGCGGAATCGAGTGGGGAGCCAACCGGGCGCTGTTCCTTGAGGATTCCGGCGCATCGGCCACACTGCTGGAAGCGTCCGGTAATTCGCTTGCGGCATCAGCTCAAGAGCTTCGCGATATTGAGGGCCGCATGGCCGCGCTGGGGCTCCAAATGCTTGTCCGCGAATCCAGGGCCGCTGAGACGGCGCAGGCGAAGGCCATCGACAAAGCCGACAGCGATTCCATGCTCGCGGTGATGGCTGGGCAGATTGAGGACGCGCTGAACGAGGCTCTGGCCATCCATGCAGACTACATCGGAGAGGAGCAGATTTATCTTTCCGTGAATAAAGACTATCGGAACCAAGAGATTGATCCCGCCATGTTGCTCGCGCTACTCGCGCAGGTTGAAGCGGGCCGACTGCCGCTTACGGAGATGTGGGCGATCATGCAGAGGGGTGAGATCCTGACCGATCAGTTCGATGCCGAAGTCGCGCTGGCCAACCTTGAGGTGCCCGAACCGCGCCTTCTCGGCTGATGTCCGACCCAATCGAAGACGCCGTCCGCAATCTTGTCACGCTTCGCCGGTTGTCGAACGGCGTAGCGAAAGAGATGCGCGGGCGCGTGCGTGGGTTGATCGACGCCATTGTCGCAGAAATAGCGCGAGCGGACCCGACCGCTGTGTCGGCCGCACGTTATCGTCGAGCGCGCACGCAGAAGTTACTGGACGAGATTTCGGCAGTTGCTGATGTCCAATATCCAGAACTGAGCGCGGCGTTGAAAACTAGCGTGGCGCAGATTGGCGCCCAACAAGCGACGTGGGCCGCGAGTTCGCTTCAAAAGAACATCGGTGAGGTAGCTGTTTCCTTGAAGCGCGGTATCGGCGTTCAATATTTCCGCACGATCCTACGGGAAGACCCATTTCACGGCGAGCTATTTACTGACTGGGTTACGCGGCACCGCACCTCAACCATCAATGCGGTGCGTCAGCAAATCCAAATCGGCATGGCACAATCTGAAACACTGGGAGACATCGTGAGACGTGTCCGTGGTCGCTCTGTCGGCGGCGGGCGCTTCGTCGGCGGCGTGTTGCGAGTGGCCACGGCCCAGGCGGAGGGCATTGCACGAACGGCGATCAATCACATCAGCAACGTTGCGCACGAGGAGGTCTATCGTGAAAACGCCGACGTGCTGGAAGGCGTACAGTTCTCCGCGACGCTCGACTCACGAACCACGCCGATCTGCGCGCGGTGGGATGGCACGGTCTGGAGTCTCGACGATCCAGGCATCCAGCGCCCGCCTCTGCATTTTAACTGCCGAAGCCAGCTTATCCCCGTCGTGGATTGGAAGGGGCTCGGCCTTGAACCACCACCGCCAGCGACCCGCGCGTCGGCTGGTGGCCCCGTACCGGCGAGCCAGACTTACGAGGACTGGTTTCGTAAGCTCGGACCCAGCGAGCAAAATGACATCATCGGCGCGACCCGCGCGGATCTATTCCGACGCGGCAAGATTACCTTTCGCGACATGATCGCAAAGGATAATTCAATTGTCCGCATCGAGGATTTGCCGATATGAAAACTGAGGTGTGCCGCGAACCGAATTGCAACGCGGTTGCTTTGCCGTTCCTGACCGGAAAGGGTTTGATCTGGCGATGCACGCGCGGCCACGTCGTTGCCGAAATTGTGACGCAACAATGAGGGAGCCGGGCGACATTCATTGGAACGAGCAGATGCAGGCGCGGGCGCTAGACATTGCCAATATCGTCGGCAGTTATCACGCCGGGCTGATTCGTGCCGGTGCGCCTCAGATTGTAGCGTGGGACATGGCGGGCGAGCTGGAGCGGAGGTTGTGGCGGACTCGCATCTTCAAGCCAGACGACGCCTACCAGTTACTTCAGCTACTCTTGGAGGAGTTGGAGGATGACGACGATGAGTGAGTTCACTTTGCGCCAACGACAGGTCATAAAACTGGTCGGCGGCGAGGGCATGACCTACGCGGCTTGCGGGAAAGTACTCGGGATCAGCGCCAAAACTGTGGCCGTGTATGCGGACCAAGTAAAGCTCCGTTCAGGCCTGAAGGTGCCGCCGCGCGTGGCGCTCAGTTTGGTGTGGCACATGGCCAGCGGCCAATGCGGCTGACTTACGACCGATTTCACGAACTGCACCAGGCATTCGCGGATATTTCCGCGCATTATGGGTTGAGTACTTACGCCGAAACCTTGCCGGACCTCGTGATCTACCACGACCGCACGGCGTCGGTGATGGGTGAATTTGAGGACTCGACTGAGGAGATTTCGCTCAACCTCGCACAATGTCGGACGATGCGAGATGCGATCTCGACAATCGTCCACGAATACCAGCACTATCTCCAGCCACGCAACGGATGGTATTCACGCTATCTCATCATTTACGGCTACGACAACCACCCGTATGAGATAGCCGCCAATGAAATAGCGGCGCGCGACTGGCGGCTCTTTTATCGTCGGTAAGAGAAGTCCTATACCGCGAGGATGGGGGTGCAATGATTTTCGGCATGACCGATCCATCATGTTCCGGGCCGGAACTTCGCGGGAGGCGATTTGATGGCTTTGCAGGCGGTGGTCAATGATCTGGCAGAAGTGCCAGAGGATCTGCACGAACACTACGAGGCGAACGGTGACGTTTTCCGTCTCCGCGTGGAGGGCTACGACGACACGGCTCTGAAGCGTGTCAACGAAGACCTCAGAGGTAAGAACCAGCGCCTACGGGAAAGGTTGGAGACTGTGCCGGACGATTTCGACCGTGCCGAACTGGAAGAACTCCGCAAGCTCCGCGATGCGGTGCATGAGAAGGAAGCCAGGGCGGCGGGTGACTGGGACAGACTGAAAACCGATCTTGAGGCGCGGCATTCGAAGCTTCTCGAAGCAGAAAAGCGGGAACGTGAAGCGGTGGCACAGAGATACAACGAACTGGCCAAGCAACACGAGCATCACATCGGCGAGGGCGCGGCTACGGCGGCTCTGGCAGATGCGGGGGCGCGAGTAACCGCCATGCTCCCCCATGTTATGAAGCGCGTCTCTGTCGTTGCTGAGGATGGCAACTTCAGGGCGGTTGCAACCGGGCTTGATGGTGAGCCCACGGACATCCCGACTCTCGTTTCGCAGATGAAGGCGGCGGGCGAGGACTGGGACTGGGGCTTCCAGCCCTCTCTTGCGTCTGGCGGTGGAGCCGTCAGTCGTGGTGGCGCGGGTCGCGCCGGGCAGGTCCGCACTAAGGCGGATCTGGGCAATTCAAAAACCAACCCGGCCGCGCACGCTAAATTCATCGCCGATCACGGACTTGATGCATACAAGGCGTTGCCGACCGGGTGAAACCATGAGGTTCACTCACAATGGCTATCGGTAAGGCATCAGACTTCAAGATTTACCAGGAGCAGGTTCACGGCGGATTCGTCGAGACCATCCAGCAGTTCGTCGAGGGCTTTAACACCGCGTCCGGCGGTGCCATTCGGCTTATCGACTCTTTCCATCGCGGCGACTACTTCCAGGAGTCGTTCATGGATCTCGTCCCGTCGCTCGTGACCCGTCGGGACACGACCTCGGTCTCTGCCGCGACGGATCTCGCGCCGACGTCCGATGATTTCATCGGCGTGAAGCGCAACTACAAGGTCGGCCCGGTCGCCAATACGCTCGATGCGTGGCGCAAGATCGGTCAGGACCAGGAAATGCTGTCGTTCGTTGTCGGTCAGCAGATCGGCAAGGCTATTCCGCAGGCGATGCTGGAGGCCGCTCTCATGTCGCTTGAGGCCAAGCTGGACAGCGTGGCCGCGCTTGAGGAGGACGACACTGCCGCGACCATCACGACCGAGGGTCTGGTCGATGCGATGGCGAAGCAGGGCGATGCGGCGCAGAACATTGCGTGCATCGTGATGCACTCGAAGGTCTACTACGACCTCCTGAAGGATCAGATCACGGACGCCGTGTATCGTGCGAACGGGCTGTCCATCATGGAGGGTACGCCCGCGACGCTCGGCCGTCCGGTGCTGGTGACCGACTCCGCCTCGCTCGTCCAGGTTGATGGCGTGTCGTCTGGTATCGACGCCTATAGCTCGCTCCTTCTGTTCTCGAACGCGGCGACCATCAAGGTCAGCGAGCCGCCGACCGTCGTGACCGAGCTGGTCACCGGCCTGGAGAACCTCGTTTACCGTATGCAGGGCGAGGGCGCGTACACCGTCTCGCTCCGTGGCTGTCAGTGGGATACCGCGAACGGCGGTGCCAACCCGACCGACGGCGCGCTTGCTACGGCGACGAACTGGGATACCGTGGTGGCGAGCAACAAGCTCCTGCCCGGCGCTATCCTGAAGACCCGCTAAGGGTTTTTCGTAACGCGGGGGTGGGGGCTTCGGCCCTCACCCCCCAAACGGAGCCACCATGCCGACACTCATTGCCACAGTGCAGGGCACGACGTCCAACTCGTATATCACGGTGGCGGACGCCGATACATATTTCGACGAAAGGATCGGCTCCTCAGCTTGGACTGGCGAGGACGCCGATGATAAGGCGCGCGCACTCATTCAGGCCACGCGCCGTATCGATCAAGAGAAATACCAGGGCACCAAGGTCACCGAAGGCCAAGCCCTGAAATGGCCGCGATTTTGGGCCACAGATGACGACGGCGAGGAATTCGCAGAAGATGCGATCCCCGTCATTGTGCGGCAGGCGACTTGTGAGCTTGCCCTTCAGTATCTTACGGATGACGACTCGGGCACGGTGCCGCTGTTGGACACCGGGCTTGAGCAGTTTGACACGGCCAAGGTCGGGTCGCTTGATATGTCGCGGAACCCGTCGTTCAAGGCGGGACAGCTTCCGGCCAACGTGCGACGCCTTCTTCGGCCAGTTCTTGAAACCGCATCGAATACGGTGCGGATGGGCACGTCGTACTGATGGCCGTTCTCGACGCGCCGTTCCGGTCTCTTGCTAAGACGCTTGCCTCTACCTTCGGGACTGAGGCAACGATCACATACACGTCGGCGGGCGCATTTGACCCCGCGACGCAATCGCTTTCGCAGACGACATCCACCGCGACGGTATCAGTTGTCATTGATAGCTACGAGATCAGCGAGCGGGGCGAACTCGTAAAGCAGGGCGATCTCATGGTCCTTGTGCCCGCGCTTGGCGTTACCGAGCCGACGGTGAAGGATCGCATCACGTTCGACGGGAGCGCGTACCAAATCGTCTCCACGTCTGCCACCTATTCGGGTGATAACGTCGCTACTTGGACCCTGCAGGTGCGCCGATGAGTGCCGCTGACATTACCAAGAACGGCAACAAAGTCGTTTCAGATAAGATGGACAAGGTGGGCCGCGCTATCGGCATGGAGATCCTTGGCCGAGTAACCAACCGGACGCCCGTGGATACTGGCCGGGCCAAGGGCAACTGGAACACCTCAATCAACAGGCCGGATTTTTCCGCGTCCGACAATGTGGATAAGTCGGGGGCGTCCACGCGGTCGCGAGGTAAATCCGTCATGAATGGGTTCAGGCTCGGGCAAGGGCAGACCCTCCATATTTCTAACGGCTTGCCGTACATCGAGCGACTGGAGCAAGGTTACAGTCAGCAAGCGCCGACGGGTATGGTTACTGTGACGATTGCTGAACTGAGAGATTGGGTCCAACGCATTGGTGGCAGGCTGACGAATGGCTAGCGCCATGCAGACCGCCGAAGGGGTGCTGTTTTCGCGTATAGCGAACAACGTCACCGAAATCGACGCGGGATGGACTTCAGCCGATAACGTAGCCTGGCCCGGTATTGATTTCGACCCCGACGACTCGTGGATGCGTCCGACGGTTGTGTGGGGCGAGTCCGTAATGGAAACGCACGGTTCGACGGGCATCAATACGGTTGTCGGGGTCCTCGTCGTACAACTGTTCGCACGGCCGGGTCTCGGGTATGGGGTTCTCAACGCATACGCCGATACCGTGCGCGACTTGTTTACCCGTTTTGCCTCGGGAAGTGTTACCTGCTATGCGGCCAGTGGCCCGACGGCGATCGAAGGAGATACCCACTGGTTGCAAGTCAACATTTCCATCCCCTTCATTGTTGAGGAGCAGACATGATCTACAAGGACATTTCGATCACCGTAGACGGCACGGATCTTTCGGCCTCGCTCCGTGGGCTTACGTTCACGCAGGGCGTCGAACAGCAGGAAGCGACCGCGCATGGCGACAACTGGCGCTTTTTTGAGGCTGGTCTTCAGACTGGGTCGATCACGGCTCAGTTCTGGCAGGATTATGCCGACTCGTCCGTTGACGACACGATTTCCGGCCTGCTTTCGGATGCCGATGGTTTCGTGGTCGTGATTAAGCCGACCAGCGGTGCGGTCGGTGCCGGCAATCCGAGCTTTACCGCCACCATGAACATCGAGAACTACGAGCGGTTTTCGGGTGAGGTCGGCGACAAGGCGATTTGCTCGGTCGATTTCGCCCTGGCGGCCAGCACTGGCTTCGTGCGAGCTGAGTCTTAATGAGTAGCGCAAGGGATTTCCTATTCAAGGCGTCGGTCCCTGAGCGCGAAATTTCCGTAGGTGGTGAGGTCGTGACGGTACGCGGCCTCACCACTCGCGGGAAGGACGAGCTACAAGAGGCCGCAATGAATGGACAAGGCTTCAGAGCCGCCATTCTTCGCGCAACGTGCTACCTGAAGGGTAAGCCCTTGTTTAAGGCCGACGATGATGTCGGCAATATTCCGAGTCATTTGACGGAAGATTTGGTCAACGCGGCGATTGAGTTGGCCGCAATGACTGCCGCAGAAGTCGACGAACTCGAAAAAAACTGAGGACCCACCCCGAGCGCGCGTTTCGGTTTAGGCTCGCGCGGGACCTCAAGATGACGGTCGGGGAGTTAGAGGAACGCATGAGCCACCGCGAGTTCTCCGAATGGGCGCTGGTCTACAAAATCGAACACGAACAACGGCAAGAGGCGGAAATGGACGCACAACTCGTCGCGCGGCACCGAGGCCGTAAATAATGGCGACCATTGCCCAGCTTGCCGTCATTCTGTCACTGGATAAGCGCAATTTTAGCGTCGGACTACAGCAGGCTCAGAATGAAGCAGAGCAGGGCCAGCGCAGGCTTGGTAATATTACCGGACAAACCATCAAAAGCCTCGCTCTGCAAGGTGCGGCGTACTACGACACAGCAAAACAGGTCGCCCAAGTACTTGATCAAATCGCCACCCGCGGCCTACAAGTAAACGATGTCTCCACCGCATTCACGGCACGGGTAGGCGAGCAAGATGTAGCACTCCAACGTCTGCGCGAAGCGACCAATGGAATGGTCTCAAGCTATGACTTGATGACGCAAGCCAATATTTCCCTCACGCTTGGGTCGGCCAAGAATATTTCTCAGTTTGCCGACATGGCGGCAGTGGCTCAAAAACTGGGCCGCGCGTTGGGGTTGGATGCGGCTTTCGCCTTGAACTCGCTGAACATAGGTATCAGCCGTCAATCGAAATTGATTCTCGACAACTTGGGAATCATGGTTGACATCGAGCAAGCCAATGTTGCCTATGCGATCTCTTTGAACAAATCGGTCAAGGAATTGACGGATCAAGAGAAGGCGCAGGCTTTTACCAACGAAGCAATGCGGCAGGCGCGCGTAGCCGCTGATGCCATGACTGTCTCCGTTGATTCGAGCGGGATGGCTTTTGCAAGGTTGAAAACAGCGCTCAAGGACGCTAAAGACGAGCTTGCGCGACAAGGCGACGAAAGTGTGCGCGTTAGAAATTTATTTGAATATCTGGAAGGAGGCGTCGGCGCAATCACTAATTTGTTGCGTGGGAATGGGCGCGCGGCTTGGATTGATTTAAAAAACTCTATCCTAGACCTAAGCACGGCCATTAGCGGAATTGAAACGGACAAGGCTGCCGAAGGTATTGCCTACCTAAACAGTCAGGCAAATCCGATTCAATTACAGGGATTGGTGGTTACAGTCGACCAAGCGACAGAGGCTTTCAAGCGACTGCAACAGGCCGCACCTATCAATATCCTTGGTTTTGGTCTCGAGTTTGAGGAAGAGATTGATATTCTCGAAAGCGGTATTCGTGACTTTTTTGAAGGATTCCGCCAGGGTGGCGAGGAAGTCACAAAGCTTGAGGAGGCGATCAATCCGCTGACGGGCGCGCTCAATGACTATGGAACCGCATCTGCGATCATTGCGCGAGCTGAGGAGGAGCGCCGCAACTTTTTGCCAGATTTGACGTCAGCGGTGCATGGACAGAAAAACGCCATCCAGGCTTATACCGAAGAAGTCTTCAGAGAGATTTCGCACCAAGAAATGCTCAACGGCGCACTCAAGGAGCAGATTAGTCTGCGCCAACAGTTAAGCACATTTCGGGGCATCCTCGGAGGCATTGCCGGTATAGCCGGAATGTTTTCGTTCCTTTCGCCCGTCACCAATTTCATTAGCGGCGCAAGCCGTGGGTTGGGCCTGTTTGATAAGTTGGGGCTCTTTCCGAAAGCTGGGGCCGCACCGATGGCGGGATTCAGCCAGGCCTCGCCCGCCGCCTCGCCCGTCGTGGTTAATCTCTACGGGCCCGCCATGTCCCAGCTTGTCTCTGACATTACTGTTGAGCAGAACCGCGCCGTAACGTATCGCCGCGTCGCGAGGGTTGCATGAGTACCTACCTCCTGACCGACAACCTCTACAATACCCGGCAATACCCGTCGCATACGGTTACGGCCAGCGGTGGCGCGGTTACCGGGTACGAAGTGTTCCGCATCGCTAATGCGCGACGACACGCTCGCGACTACTGGACGCCCTCGTCGTCGAACACGACGGTGAACATTGATGTCGCGTGTGATCGCGTGCGTGCGGCAAATATGCTCGTCATCGACCGCAACTCAGGGCTCAGTGGTGCGACTGTCACGGTCACGTCCTCCCAGCAGTCAAGTTATGCGACATCAGAGGATGTCAGCTTCACGGTCCCGGCCTCCGTATACCGTGCAAACACGTTGCGGCCGGGCCATCCCGTAAAAACCCAAGAAGGCGCCATCATTCTGACCTTCAACCTGAGCGCGGGCAAATACTGGCGCGTGACGGTTGCGGCGATGGGCGCAGGCATCAAGCCAACTATCGGCGGGCTCTGGCTCGGCCGCTCTTATACTCCCACAATCGTGCCGCTACCGTGGGACGATGAAACGCGCTACTTGGAAAGGCAGGACGTTCGGCTGGGAATGCCGGGCGCGTTTTCGGATACTGGTCGCTCGGCTGAC